TTCCAGGGTGCAAACCCTGTAAGACGCACTGGACGCCGATCCTTCCACTCGAGCCGTATACGGTGAGCGACGCGTGCGTTTAGCTCATCGTAAGTTCCCCAGGTGCCCGACGGGATTCCTAGTCCGCCGAGCCATTCTGGAATGTACCAGGGCAGCTTTAGTGTATTCAGCAGTTTGTGGTTATGGTGAAGAAAGGCCTTCATCACTTTTTCCTCCATCCCTTCGGGAGCCATTCGTAGGAGTTCTCGGGCTTGTGTGCCCAGATTTCCTTCGCGTGTTCCCATTGCGCCGATTCCTGATCTTTTCTTTCCGTAGATTAGACCAAGATTGACGCGTTTGGTAAGAGAGAGGTAAGTGAGTATGGTCTTTGCTGGTCCCTGGTAACCCCCTTCGTGGAAAACGGGGTTACCTCTCACATCGGTCACTAAGATCCGGTGCGGCTCCTCACAAACCGTGAAATTCGTCGAGTTGATATTGACAAACTTTCGCGATTTATAGGTTTTTCCGACGCTCTCTATGAGCCCGGCTGCCGCCGTGATCCGCTTCCAGACTTCATAGAAGCGTCCTCGTGACCTGAACGCACAATCGTCGCCGTTGATCATCATTTTGGCGTCGTTTAGTGTGATCTTCCTTTCCTCGGCTACTTCTAGCGCCCAGCGACCTAGGGCTGCATTAGCTAGGCAGAGAAAAGGAAATGATGTGATGCTCCCCATGAGCTGACCAGTGCGTTGCACGACACGACACGCGTCCCGTTGGAAGTCTTCCGGCCCTTGCCAGAAGCTTTTGTCCAGTTCGAGAGTGTGGCCTGTGAGGCTAGCTTTGAGCAATTCATGCTCGGCTTGCCCAAGACCTATCACTCTGGCAATCTCCTCTACGAGACATTCAGAGACGAACGACTTGATGTTATCAGTCGCCGCCTGGAAGTCTCCGCTTAGGAAGTACTCCCCCTCTCGGAGTGGGGTTTTGCCTAGGACTTTCGTCATGTAAAATTCATCTACAGGACGTCCAATGAGTTTGCGAAACTCGCTGCCGCAAACAATTCGATCCTCGGATTTAGTCGATCGCCTCGGTGTGGCGACGGGCGGACGGCAAAAAGCGCAAACAGTGATGCGGTGGTGTCTGCAAAACAACATTTTGCGCGAGGCCGCGAGCGAACCCGGGAAGCACGAGACATCGCTCGGAAAATAGTCCGAAGTTC